TGGGTTTTTACAGCAATAGTAGTAGCAATCGCGGTGGCTGCTTTGATATCAGATGACGCCTAAAGGCTGTTATGTGGCATTGGTGTGTAGGCTTGTGTTTTCTTTTTCCCCCCTCTTCACCAAAAAGGACTTAAATAGTGCACAAACGATACAAGGTACGTGATGCTATCCCACCTGTGGAGGCTACGAAGGTCATTGCCAAGCTTAATAGGCAGGCCCTGGCCATTGTAGTGACACAAATGAATCAATTATATGAGAGGGGAGAGAAGGGCATGTTGTCTGGCCCTGACTGCAGGAACTTAAGAGACCTAACGATGATGCTAGCCTCCCTTCGCCGTGCTCAAGCGGTGGAGGATACGATGCGTAAAGAGCGTAAACTGGCCCGCAGAGCCGCCCTATCCCCTGAACAACTGAAAGAAGTAGCCCTTGCCCGCCCCAAAGCGCCCCAAGATAAGCCGTGAAGATGCACAAGCAGAGCTAATAGCACGTGGTCTATTAAAGCCTACAGAGGAGGGGAATGTTCCTTCCTTCCGGCTAGAGGACTATTTATTTGATAAGCAGCTAGCCTTCGTGTTGGATCCTGCTAACTTCAAGACTGCTGTGACTACACGTAGGGCGGGAAAGACTACAAGCTGTGCGGCGGACCTAGTGCATACAGCCATATCCTCGCGGGGGGTTATATGCCTGTATGTTACCTTAAGCCGTAAGAATGCAAAGCGTCTAGTGTGGCCAGAGTTTAAGAAGCTTAATAGGCAGTTCATGCTTGGAGGGGAGTTCAATGAGACAGACCTATCTGTCACATTCCCTAACACAAGCATAGTCTATTTGCTTGGCGCCTCCGACCGTACAAGCATAGAGGACTTCCGAGGTCTGCCTGTCAAGAAGGCATATTTAGACGAGAGTCAGTCCTTCCCTTCCTACATCCGGGAGCTGATAGACGATGTGCTAGGGCCTGCTCTTATGGACCACGACGGGCAGCTTGTGCTGATTGGCACGCCAGGCCCAATACCCTCTGGCTATTTCTTCGACCTCACTAAGAACCCTGCTTGGAGTCATCATAGCTGGAGTTTCTTTGATAACCCTAAGCTTCCCTTCCTGGAGAAGGGGCTTACCCACCAGAACATGTTAGACCGTGAGCTAACAAGGCGGGGCGTGGCTGTCGATGATCCCTCCATACAGCGTGAATGGTTTGGGCGTTGGCTTGTAGATGACGACAGCCTAGTTTATCACTACAGCTCCGCCATAAATGACTTCACCGACCTCCCTCCTGGCGAATGGACATATATCCTGGGGGTTGACCTAGGCTTCGAGGATTGCGACGCCCTGGCCTTGCTGGCCTACAGCGAGAACAGTCCCGCCACCTACGTGCTAGAGGAGGTGGTAACCAAGCATCAGGACATCTCCGCCCTGTGTAGGCAGATAGAGGCCCTGCGGAACCAATACAGTATACACAAGATTGTAATTGATACTGGAGGCTTGGGCAAGAAGATAACGGAGGAGATTGCTAAGCGCTTCACCATCCCCATGCAGGCAGCGGAGAAAACCCGGAAGGTTGAGTTCATTGAGCTAATGAACGATGCCCTGCGTACAGGCAAGCTCATGATTAAACGGGAGAGTCAGTTCGCCCAAGACGCCATGAAGGTAGAATGGGACCATGACAGGTCTACGCCGGACAAGAAGGTCATAAGCAAGCGGTTTCATTCGGACATCTGCGAAGCAGTGCTGTATGCCTGGCGAGAGTCCTATGCCTTCACTTACACCAAACCGTCTGATGAGCCTGTGTATGGTAGCAAAGGTTGGTCTGACAGGGAGGGGGAGCGGATGTTTACGGCCGAGCTAGAGCGCCTGCAGGCCGAGAAGGAGATGTCGGAGTCCCCCAGTATCGACCAAGAATATACACCCGACCATGAAAACATCCAAAGCTTAGACAGGCCACTGGGGCGATATCATGCTAGATTTCTTGAAAGAAAGAAGCCCCTAAAATAAATGTAAAATAGTTGTTGCTTTATTTGTAGGGATATGAGACAATGCTTGACATAGCGTGATACGCTAGACCTTACGCGAGCTAGACCAGTATAGAGGCTGTAATAGCATTTCCAGCAACGCTGGGATGCAATCCTCGGTATGGCTCGGGAAGGTAGGGCGCAGCACTATGTGCCTGGGCTGCCAAAAAGGGCAATTGAAAGGCATAGTAAGCCCCCCTTCCCCATACACCCCCGCGAGGCATTCCTGGCAATACCGGCATTGCTCGGTACAGCAGCCCTATTTCGAATGCCCCTAAAACAGTCAACATCTCCTGGCGCCTTCAAGTCTAACTTGAAGTCAGAGCTAGCTGCTGGAAAGCCTATGAAACAATCTCTCGCTATTGCCTATTCCACCAAACGGGCCAATATGAAGAAAAAGAAGAAGACTATCAATATGTCCGATGGTGGCAGGGTTGCGGGACAGTCTTCGCCCGATGCCTACAAGCCACAGCAGCCACAGCCCAGCTCCCTATATCCCACAGAGATGCTGGATACGTGGTCCACGGCCTCGCAGTCCAGACGCAAGCCAGAGCACGATCAGTATGCCGAGGGTGGGGAAGTAGGCCAGGACTCCGCAGAAATGCAACCACGGGCCTCCCAGACCGATAAACAGACCGATGGGCAGGCCCTCACTGACGCCGTGGAACGGTCGGATGAGGCATTAAGGAAAGCCAAGGCAAAGCACCCTGGAATGGACATGTCCCTTGATTCGACCAAGGTTGACATGTATGCTGGGGGCGGAGAGGTGGAGAATGAGGACATGGACCCAGAGCACACGGCGGGTCGTATTGACCCCAATGCAGCGCGGGATGAGATGGGTTCCATGGAGGACAGCGACCTTCAGCAAGATTTACCTACCCTTTCTGAAAGCCTCTCGCTCGCTGAAGAAATAATGAAAGACCGTAAGCGGCGGTACCTGGCCAAGGGCGGGGCGGTTGAGGCGAGGGAAGACGAGTTGGACGGAAATACTCCTGCTTATGGCGACCGAATGGACCTTGAACCCGTTCACACCATGGAAGATGAAGAGCATCCAGATCAGGACAGCCCAAGCCGAGATGATGATAGCCTTGTTGGGCAGATCCTCCGAGAACGTAAGATGCGGCGGAGAGGCTAATGGAAGACTTAAAGCAACTGCGTGAGTTGCTTAAGCTTCTCAGGGGACAGGGTGTCTTGCAGTATCAGTCTGACAAACTCACCCTGGTTCTTTCTGAACGTGCCCCATCCCCTCCAACGCGGAAGAGTGCCGAAGTAGAGGACCCAGAGGAACGAGAACTCTCCCCGGAAGAGGAAGCAGAACGACTCCTGTTCTACAGTGCCACCAATCCCCTAGACAGCAATCAGTAATATGGCCCTAAAAACTACTCCCAAAGATAAGCCTAGCAGAGTTACACAAGTATTCCGTACACAGAATTCTGCCTTTAATCAGGCCAATCAAGGGTATAGGTGGTGGGAACAGAAGGATGAGCAGAAACGTGCGCAAGAGCTTGTTTCCACATTAGCCTTCTTGAAACAAGGTCAGTCCGCTAGGCTACGACAAGCAGCGGTACACGCCAGGCTCTATGGGGGACAGGCCCTGTTCAGCTTCATTGGGGCCAATATGTCCCTTATGGACCAGTACAGCCCGCTGGCCCCCAATCGACCTACATACAACTTAATTTCCTCGGTTACCGATACACTAGTATCAAAAATCACCACTGCCCGACCCGCTCCCGTATTCCTCACCGATAACGGGGACTACAAAGAGCGTAACCTAGCTAAGAAACTAAATAGTTTTATCCTGGGAGAGTTTTATCGCACCAAGGCATATGAGATTGGCGAGTATATTCTAACAGACTCCCTAGGGTGGGCTGGAACCGGATGCCTCAAGGTTTACAAAAACCAAGAAGGCAAGGTGTCTATTGAGAGAGTGCTTGCTACCAATCTTTTCGTAGACTTACAGGAAAGCGCCTTCGGCTACCCACGTCGCCTATACCAGACAATGCTGTATGATAGGGATGTCCTGGAAGCCATGTTTCCAAAGTCCAAGAAGCAGGTAGCAGCGGCAGAGAAGGCCACAGTTGATAAGTCCTCTCAGGCCTCTAAGACCGTTTCCGACCTTGTCATGGTGGTGGAAGGCTGGTCCTTGCCCTCAGGGCCTGACTCAGACGATGGACAGCACACGATTGCCTGCTCCTCAGGGGAATTGTTTAGTGAGAAGTGGACTAAACCTACTTTTCCCTTTGTATTCCTGCACCATAAGAAGCGTACCCTAGGGTTTTGGTCCATGAGTGTTGCTGAAAGCCTAATGGGAACCCAACTTGAGCTGAATAGCCTCCTAGACACCATCTCTAAGTCCATTAAGCTAGTGGGAGTGCCCCGGGTGTTCTATGAACAGGGCAGTAAAGTCAACAAAGCAGCTTTCTCCAATAAGATTGGTGTGTTGATCCCATACCAAGGCACCAAACCCAGCTATGAAGTAGCGAACTGTGTACCGCAGGAGATGTATCAGGAGAGAGACCGCATTATTCAATTTGGTTTTCAGCAAGAAGGCCTATCAATGCTCTCCGCCACTTCCCAGAAACCGGAAGGCCTGGACTCCGGGGAAGCCCAAAGGGTGTATCAGGACATCAACTCGGAACGGTTTGCAGCCCTTGAGAAGAGATACAGTAATTTTTACGTAGACTTGGCATATCAGGTCATAGACCTGGCCAAGGACATTGCCAAAGACAACGGCGGAACTTATGACACGGTTTTCATGGACCGTAAAGAAGGAAAGAAAACGATAAGCCTGCCCTCCTTGTCTCTCCTAAAAGACCCGTTTGTAATTCAAGCATACACAGAGTCATCTCTACCCAAAGACCCCGCAGGGCGTCTACAGAAAGTTACGGAGATGATTCAATCCGGCATGATTGATATTCAAGAAGGGCGAAGGCTACTAGACTTCCCAGACTTAGGACAAATGGAGACCTTGGCCAATGCCGGACAAGAGAGAGTTTACAAGTATTTAGACGAAATTGTAGAGGACGGTAAATACGAAAGCCCCGACCAGTTTATCTTTATTCCTAAGGCAGAACAAATAGTTGTGCAGTATATCAACCTGTACGCCTGTTGTAAGCTTGAGGAACGAAAGATGCAATTGCTTCGTAATTGGTTTCAGGAGCTCCAGACATTGAAAGGCATGGCTACCCCGCCCCCACAGCTACAGCCTGCCATGCCCCAAGCATCTGCCCAGCCCCTCCCACAATCCCCCTTAGTCCCAAATGCCAATGTGCCAAACGGCACGGCTTAACCTGCGAAGCGACGCACACTGCCCAAGCTAGGGCAAGGAAAACCAATGGCCCTTACCGTTGTATCGAAAGAACGTTCTGTAAACTCTAACACACCATCTGCCAACACAGTCCGCCCACAGGTCTCCGTCCGACCGCCTTCCGGGTCTACCGCGCGTGCTGAGGCTTTGAAGGCCAGACTTAAGGCAGCCCCACCCACTCAGCCCGTTACACCCAGACCCACCGGGTCCTCGGCCCGCCGCGAGGAAATGGCTAAACTTAATAAGTTTACGGCAGCCCCTGTTGCGCAGCAACTAGGAAAGACCAGCGCACGCAATACTGAAGTTAACTTAGGAGAAATTGCTCCACCCCCCTCCGGCATTACTCGACCGGTACAAGAGACCAACAGTGTTGAGGCTACGCCTACACCTGAAGTAACTAGGGAACTGGACAACCCTCAACTTGCTATCCTTCTCCAAAAG